TGTACCATGACCTTTTGCCTCCTTCCTAACGATGAGAGCATCCAGTTTAATCTTATCAAGACCACAGACTACAGCAACTCCACTGACTAGGGGATCTGCCCCAAGTGTCAGTCCTGCCACTGCTACACTCTCTTGTTCTACATGTTCTAATAACATTATACTAGCAAGAGTTAATCCTCTTCCAGTTAATGTGACTGGTTTACAGTTTACATAATGTTTACTCTTACGACCTGATGAAAGAGTATATTCACCATGTCGGTATGCTTTCTCTTTCAGTAATGATAAAAGTTCTTCTCTATAGTTTGGCATTGACACTCACAATTCTAGCGTTTGGGTTTCTGGCAAGGGCGACTTGTCTTGCCTCTTCGTAGTTACGGCAATGTACTTCTTCATTAAAGACACTACCAGCAACATAAAGTTTGACGTTACACTTCATGGTGTTTTTTGTAGACACTCATATTATATAATATCCAGTATATTTACGCAACCCTCTTGTGCCACTTCACTAACTGGTTTATATTCATCAACTCTTTTCTGAATTAGTTTACCATAGTCCTCATGTAGTTCACATCCTATGTAATTTCTACCTAATGACTTGGCAACCGCAGCAGTAGTGCCTGATCCCATAAAAGGATCTAATATAATATCACCCTTCTCACTACCTGCTAGGATACATGGTTCAATCAATTCAGGTGGATATACTGCGAAGTGTGCCCCCTTGTATGGTTTCTTATTCACAGTCCATACTGATCTCTTATTCCTCTTCTCATAGATCATCTTACGTGGTCTTGTGAGTCCACTAAACTGGTTATCAGTATCTTTTGTGTTATCCATATTAATAGGTTTATTACCACCCCATCTCTCACCGACTGCCTTCTCCTTTATTGCTTCATTATCATAATAATAGTTTCTCTGTTTAGTCATTAAGAAAATGTATTCATGTGCTTTAGTACATCTATCCTTAACACTCTCTGGCATTGGATTAGGTTTATTCCATATAATATCCTGTCTCAAATGCCATCCATCTTTCCTTAAGGCAAATGCTAACATCCATGGGATACCCATGAGTTCCTTATCTTTAAATCCCTGTAACTTATTAGCACGTTTAGGTGTCTTCATAGGTAAGTCTTGTCTATTCTTTGCGAATGACTGTTTAGCATACTCACCAGTACCAGACTTATAGTTATAATAACTATCTCCTATGTTTAACCACAGTGTACCATCATCAGCAAGACAATCTCTCACTAATGACATCACCTCCACCATCTGTTCAATGTATTCTTCTGGAGACTGTTCTAATCCTATTTGGTTTTCTTCTCCACCATAGTCCCTTAAACCGTAGTATGGTGGAGATGTAACACACATTCTTGGTCTATCTGATATACCAATAGATATTTGTGCTTTAAGTGTTCCTAATGTCTTACGACAATCACCATATAGAATTGTATCTCTCATCTTGTTACTGTAGAAATTGCTGGTTCACCTTTATTAAAGATAGTATCAACAACTGCCTCTACTTTACGTGCGGTTGATATACCAACTTTAGAATATACTGGTACACATACTAACCCATATTCCTTATTAACGCAACCCTTACGGATCACTCTGCCTATAGTTTGACTGATTCCGATATAATCCATAGATCTTAAGAACAAGACTGCTTCAAGACCATTTACATTGATACCTTCAGATAGTATGCTATGATGTAATACAACAAACTTTGTATAATCATCCTTACCCCACTTATTTAATACCTCAAAGAACTTATCTCTACCTACCTTCTTACCATTGATGATAGCACCAGTCTTTGCTGTAATGTACATCCAATTATAACCACGTTCTCTTAAGTCAACACAGAAGTCAGTCTGTGATGTTAAATTTACAATCTGTTGTGTTGACTTGGCACATATCAATACCTTACTCTTCTGTAAGTTATCAATAGATTCAATCATCTGCTCACGATCAACATCAGCAACCAACTCATGCTTGTTAAGTAAACGTGACTCATATACTTCTACTTTTGGTGGTAGAATATATCCAGCATCAACTAACTTGGGTGCTGGTACTTGACATATTACATTACCGAATATATCACTATCATTCATACCTATCTTGAATGGTGTTAAACTATGTTTAGGTGTGGCAGTAAAGAAGTATGTACGATTAGCATACATTGAGAAATGCTCAACAGCACCTATGAAGTTCCTCTGAACACTGTTATGTGCCTCATCAAAGTAAACTACATCAACCACAATATCACTCTCTTGTACTCTATGTAATGAATGATATGTTGTAAAGATGATTTGATGAGCATTTGACTCACAACACATATTGTTATGAAGTCTAATCATATCCACTTTTGTTGTAGAATTATAGTCTGTCTCTCCACTATGTACATGTAATACTTGAACACCACTAATCTCTTCCATAAATTCAGAACATAATTGCTCTGCTAATAGGATACGTGGAGCAACTACTACAATGGTTGCTATCTCATGTGTACTGAATACCTTCTTGGCATCCTCTATCATACACATTGTCTTCCCACCACCAGTGGGCACAATCACTTGACCTTTTGGATTACTTGCCATAGCATCCAGAGCATCAAGTTGGTGTGGACGTAATGGCATTAATGCTTTGTAACTGAATGTATTATAGCATTAAAAAACCCCCTGTATAGGGGGTGTGTGACGGTTCATACTCTGGTTCTCTTGGATCTATACGTGGATCCCAATAAAAGAATTGACACTGGTGCAATCGCACATGCTTTAATGGTTTATTTAATTTCATTCTGATTTGGTTCGATATGCTGCCCAGTCAATTCCATAGTTAGATTCAAACTCTGCTGTTGCTGTCTCACCTTGTTCGGTTGCCTTATCATGTTCAGTCTTCCATTCTGCTTCAGAAGTAAAATTCAATTCTGCCATTTAATCCCCCTTAAAAAACTTACAACTTCGACTACAAACCATACAAAGGTATGTATAATTTTTAAGATTCCTGACTGTTACCAAAGAATGATGTAATGGCATATCTTCCCCATCCATCATAATAATCAGAGTCTTCAATCTTAACTTTATTCACCCCATGTTCTACCCATCCAGGAAACATTATTAATGAATTATTATCACAACTATATTCATAATTATATTGAGGAAAAGATACTTCACCACCACTAAACTTTTTAGGTTCTTTATGAATATAATAAAATGCTAGAAACTGCATTGATTTATCAGTATGTGGTTCATAATATTCTCCATTGTGATAATATCTTACTTTAGTTGCATCCCAATTTGCAAATTTAGCAATACTACAACAACCATGTATATTAGAAAAAACCTCTAATATACCTGAATTAAATATCTTTCTAGTAACAGTAAGAATATTTGACATTAACCTATAATTAGGATTTCCATTAACATTTTCACTTTGTTTATGAGAATAATTTCTATATAACTGATCTAGTATTATTGCTTTTGAATTTGTATTATCAACAATACCACCAAAATCTTTTGCATCATATAATTTACCTGGTTTAGTATAAAATATAAGTTCCTCCCAAATTAATTCTAGTTCTTCCTCATTATAAAAATTCTTAACTATTAGATGAGGAAATGGTTCTTTATAAACATCACATTCCAAATGTTCTTCCATTATTCTTGTCCTCCATTATCCTGTATTATTCCCCATGTATTAGCAATATATTTTGTTCCTCCTATTGGTGGATTACCTCTATGAACATGAGTATAACCAGCAGGCCAAATAACTACATCTCCAGCAATCGCTAGTTCTCTTCTATTTTGATATAAAAATTCTGTTTCTCCTCCTTCAAAATCATCATTCAAATATACCTGAATTACAAATGTTCTCGTAGCATTTATTCTCGAACCATTCTCGTAGTGCCAAGCATGAAAACCTGCTCCTGGTTCTATTTTTTTCAATTTAAGATCATATACTAAAAATCTACGTTTGCCCAATAAACTATATCTTTTAACATAATCATCAATACAAGGTTTAAATTTTGGAAATATTATACGTGAGATTAATGATGATGCTGGTAAATCCAAACCATAATCATTATTAACAGTAATTACTTTATGATCTTCAAGATGAGTTGCAGTATCATCATAATGCAATAAGTTATTTGATTCTAAATGTTCAATATGTTTAATTATCTCTTTACAATCTTCTTTTGAGAAAGCACCTCTATACCTTATAATAAAATCAGAAGTATCCATCGTTTAAAATCTAGTAGCAAAATTATATCATATAATAATTAACTATGCAACTCCAGTAGCATTTTTACCACCATTAATAGAACCAGAACCAGATTCATTTATAGTAACAGTATATCCACTTACACGACGAATAGCAGCACCATTAGCACCAGCACTTCCATTACTATAGTACCATCCAACACTATCATCATTACCGGGACCTGCTGAACAATCTGGTGCTCCATTATCCTCTGAATCTCTACCATTACCACCATCACATGCAATAGATTCCCAGTCATTATTACCACCAGCACCACCAGCACCACCACCATATAATGAACCTGCACTACCATCAGCTCCAGGAGTTACTTCATCATTACCATGACTCCTTCTTTGTCCACCCTCACCTGCTGCTCCTGCAGGTAAACCAGCACCACCACCACCTCCACCAGGACAAGCAGTTCTATCACTAACTTCATCTGAACGAGAACCTCTACCAGCAGCACCACCACCATATCCACATTGAATAGTACCTTTAGTGACATTAACAGTAGTTGGATTATGCTGAATACCTAATCCACTATTACCAGGACTTCCATTCCATGAACCATTAGCTTTATCTGCACTGGGATGTGGGTATCTAACAGTTCCAACATTACCAAATCCATCATCACCATCTGCACCTTTTCCACCACCACCACTTATAACACCACTAGCACCCATATCTACTTGTAAACCCTCAATTCCACTCCAAGTTCCAGTTCTCAAAGCACATTTATTTTGATTGGTACTACTATTAGATCCAATTTTTTTATTCACATGAATTATTACTTTAGTCCCTGATTGTTTTTTACTTCTAAATCCACCAACTACGGTAACTGCATTATTATTCCATTTAGTTTTAGCATTAACACGATACTCTGTTTGTCCACTATGACAATCAACAACTACATTTAAAGACTTACCCAAAAAATCACTAAACTTTAACTGTCCTGACTGTGGAATACCAGTATCTAATGGCATACTAGATAAGTCACCAACATCTTGACTTACACGATAATTGCTAAATTTATTATCAGTTGGATAACCAAATTCTGTTGCTATTTGATCAAATGATATTGAATTTCCAGAGGTTGGTAATGTCATAGTTATGAGCTAGTTATAGTTTCCCAAGAAGTACCATTATAAACTTGTATCTTGTCGTCTGATGTGTTGTATATCATAGCACCTGCAACCAAATTAGTTAAATTACCACGTTCTGTAGTTGTAACTTTTGGTGGTACCATGAATCGTTTTGTAACAGCACCAGCATCTTTAAAGTCAACAGCACCACTAGAAGAGAGAGATCCTACATTTAATTCAGCATTAGTAGTAAGAGATACATTAGCAAATGTAGATGAACCCTCAACTAGAAGATTATTTTCAACCGTTAATTTTCCATAAGCATCAACACTTACCATATTACTAGTAAGTCCGTTATTAACTTTTAATGGATAATCTGTAGAAGCTGTAGTTCCTATTCCAATAGTTCCCGATTTGAAATTATATGCAGTAGAGAATCCAGATGTTGTATAGAAATTACCAGTTAAATTACCAGTTACATTACCAGTTACATCTGCATTTATATTAGATACTGTAAGATTATTATTAATTGTTAAATCATTACCAACTAATAAATTATTACCAGCAGTTACATCTCCAGTAAATGTAGAAACACCTGATACATGTAATGGATATTCAGGTTCTGTAATACCTATACCCAAATTACCACCATTGGTAAGGGTCATTATTGGATTATTATACTTATTCCAATAGAAATTACCAACATCTACATTATCATTAGAAGCATCTAAATTAAAATTAATATTACCAGTATCATAGTTTAATAAATCTAGTGATTTTCTCGTACTATAATCAAATGCAGCATTTTCATTACCATATCTTAAAGCACCATAACTTTGAGATAAGTTAGAAGTTCCACCATTCAATCTAGCAACATTTAATTGACCATAAGTTGAAGCTCCTGCACTTACAGTTTCAAATTTTATTGTACCTGCATTATATAATTTAACAATATTATTTGTGTCAGAAGTAAATAAATTAGTACCATTGGTTGCTTGTAAATTTAATGTAGTTCCTTTGATTGTTAAACTACCAGTACCAGTTTCTTCAATAACACTATCACCAGCAGTTGTATGATAAATATCTAATTTTTGAGTATCACCAAACTGCAATTTAACATCATTCTTTAGTCTTAATGCACTCTCACTTTGATCCCAATAAGCAGATGTTATACCAGCAGATGCACCAATAAACTCAACATCATCATTAAATGTTGCAATTCCTGTTGCTACTAATCCTTTAACAGGATTTAATGTTGTTATTGATGCTACACCAAGAGTAGCAATTCCAGTTACATTTAAATCATCTAATTCAGTATGACCATCAACATCAAGATCACCATTAGCATCTATTGCTCCAGTGAATGTTGATACACCTGTAACACTTAAATCATCATCAATCTCTATAGTACCACCAGTAGAATCAAGGGTTAAATTACCTGCGGTAGTATCAATTTCACCATTATTATTACCACTAGCAATTGTAATTTCTCCAATAGTTGCAGAAGACCAAGCAGTACCTGGAGCTCCTAGATAAGCACCCTGATTAACATCAGGTTTAATACCACTATTGATTCTTACTACTCCATCAAATGTAGAAACACCAGTGACATTTAAATCATCTAATTCAGTATGTCCGTCTACATCAATATCAGCATTTATATCCAGATTTCCACCAAAAGTAGATAAACCAGATACATTAAGATTATCTAATTCTGTATGACCTACAACATCTATAGCAAGTCCAGCAGAATAATTACCATTTCCAGTGAATGTAGATATACCTTCTACTCTTACATTACCTACAACATCAAACTGTGATCTTGGTGATTCTGTACCTACACCAACTTTAGCAGTAGTTCCAATACTTCCTGCCTGTGCAATAAATCCATCAGTAGTAATGGCAACAGTATTGGTTAATCCAGATCCATCACCAACAAATTTAATAGCAGTAATTATACCACTAGCACCGTCTATAGTTATTCCCGTCCCAACAGTCGCAACACCACTTATATTAACTAAAGATAATGATGAAATTCCAGATACTCTCGCATTCCCATAAACATCTAACAATTTCTCTGGTTTGGTAGTTCCTATACCCACCAAACCAGCAGGATTAATTATAAAGTTATTGTCATCAACTTGTACACCATTTCTGAAGTTAAATGACTTTGTATAATTTGCCATTATTGTTTTTTAGTTATTTATCTGTTTTTCAAGAGCATCTAATCTATCCTCATTCCTCTGTTGAGTTTTCCCAGTTGGTTTCGGATGTGCCATTGCTTCTAGAGTATCTACCTTTGCAGATAGTTCTTTAACTGCCTCAATTAATAGTGGTACTAATTTCTCGTACTGAACAGTTAGATATTCATTATTACTTGGAGCAGGTTTAAC